CTACACGGCCAGTCATGGTTGCGCCAGTGCATCCGTGGGCCGAAGCCCAAGCCTTCACGTCAGCGTCCATATCCAAGATTTGATCCAATTCGCCACCAGCCAAGAAGATATTGATAACTTTCTTTTTCGGATATACCACAATTTCAGTAACTATGCACCCCTTCGCCGCAGGCCACAATTGCATCATCCCAGAAGCAATGCCGTTTTCAATATCATCCCAACTGTGCGTGCCATCGCAATAATCTAATGCAGCCTCAATCCAAGGCTTGCAGCGATCTAACTCGTTAACCGGCGTCATATCGTTCATTATGCGTGTGTCCTTGTTATTGACAAGGTTGATGCTGGAAGGGCGGGTACGGGAGAGGACGCAGCAGTATAATTCAGAAAACCAGAAGTGTTATCTATCATGTAATTGACTTCTAAATAATCCCCAGCGCTTACATTGAATATTTGCGTCCGTGAAATAACTAATGTCGCATTGTTTTGATGCAAAGCAGTGGTCATCGCGGAGTTTGCTGCGTCAGTTCCATTAATGCTCGGCCAAAAGTAAAAATTCACAGTGCTAGAAGACGTTGAGGATATTTGTGCAGAAAACGCTAGGACGTACTCCCCAGCCTCCTCAAACACAATGCGCGAAGCTGGGGTGCCTTGCGTAATGCCATTATTCCCAACTGGAGCGTCATAAGTCAGCTTGTAAGCTGTGTTGGCCGCCGCAGGCGTAACGTCAGAAGTTAGTATAAAGTTTGCATACCCATCAGATAAAACAACTTGCCGAAACTCATTGTTCTTTGAAACCACCGGGTATCCGTTTACGTCATCCCAAAGAATGACGCCATTTTCAGATGGGTTATCATCACTGGTTTTCGTATACAAACGCGGCAACTGGCGCTGCAAGTAGCTTGTAAGCTGCCTGCCCCACTGCGCCCAGTCTGGTCCTAATGGTGGGAGAACTGGGGCTGGCATTAACGCCTCCCCATTGGCTTGGCGTCAACACGCATTGTTCCAACGCGCCAAGCACCTATTTGATCTCCAGTAACCCGCATGCGCATCTGACGGCCAGTAAAACGTACAGATGTGGGGTTAGATGGATCAAATGGGCCGTGGCTGCTTTCGGTGTCATTCGGGTGGAAGCGCGTTTTAAATGTTAAAGACACATCGCCTTGCGTTAATTCATCAGGAATTAACTTTGTTACCGACATAATATTTTCGCCTGTCCCAATGGATATGGGTCCAGTTTCCGCAAAAATACTTGACCCGTCCATGTTGTATCCAACCTCATGCTCCAGCAAATCAACATCCGTGTTGGTCATAAATGGATACTTAAACACACCACGTTGAACGCCAGACGTGCGCGACAAATTACCTATGAGCCAGTGCTGCTCTTTATAGTCAAACACAACATAACGATCTATTTCAGTGCTGTTTGCGGATGGGTAGAACCACCACACTTCCCCAAACTGGCCATTGTTCAATGACCATATTTTGCTTTGCTGCGCTGGGTTCATATCACCAAAAACGTAGTCATGCACTTCGCACGGCAGCTCATTAACTGAGTTGCCATCAAACAGATAAAACCCACGCTGCCCCATCCAGAACACGCCAACGTCCACGTCAGCTACAGCCTTGCGAGATATAACTCCACAGGACGTACCAACGCGCTCAAATCCGTAGACGTAAGGCGGGCCAGCATACCTTGCAGTATGGGCATCAACGTCAGTTAGAATAAGAGTTTGGCCTTTCGTGCGAATTGCCGTCATAATCTGACCAGATGTTTGAAGCTCTATATCGCCAGCCTCATTTGTGGCGGCTGGGGTCCAAGTCGTATTGTCCTCCCTGTCACACCACTGAACCTTGCGAGGATTTCCGCCAGCGCCAAGCGCAAATATAAAACGCTCCTCCGTCACGATTATGCCGGAGTTATTCGTTGGCGCATTGGCGACAACAGCAGCTTTTACGCCTGTACCTAACTGCCACTCCAAAAGCCTACCGTCTTCAGTGTGGCAAGCAACAAGATACTCGCCCCAGTTATCTAAAGACCATGTAGTAGCTTCGGAGAAGTTGCCATAATCAGGTCGAGGTTGGCCGTAATAGCCAGTGTTGTAAAACCCATACCCGTAGCCAGTTTCAATTTCAGCGTCAGCACGGCCTATGGCAAGATCAGTCGGCGCTATATCATAAACAATGTTGCTGCCCGTCATAGCTTTTAGCTCAGAGTGCGAGCCTCCAGAAAGCCAAGCCGTTCCATCGTTAGCCTCCCAAGAGTGCATACCCCTAATTGGATTTGTGCTAAAACTTGCCTTGCGCTCCTGCCACCCGCCAATAGGGCGCAATGAACCGTCACGCCAGCGCACAAGACTACCATCACGCCAGCGCCCAGAGGCATCTAGGTCTGTACCGTTCCGATAAAAACCCGCTGGCACGTCAAGTGGTATAAGTGTCATTGATTGGCCTCAATTACGTTTTCATGATGTAGCAAAGCGCATAATATGGCGGCAGGTTGGCATTGGTTGCGCTAGAACCTGCGCTATTTATGCTCAAAGTGTGGGTGTGATCGCCTGCGCTATCCATGGGCGACTGGTTAGCAGAGCCAGAAATATTATTAGGGCCATCGTTGCCGGAAATGTAGTTGCCGGCGGTTCCACTGTCAAAGTTGTGAGGCAGAAGGTGAGTATGCGCGCCAGCCGTGCCAATTGAGCCTGTGTGAGTGTGGCTTGGCAATGTAGCGTCGGCCGACCCGCCCGTCGCGCCTACGGCATATGTGTCGCCTGCACCCACAACAAAACGGTTTTGCAAGTTTGGAGTGCTGTTTGTTCCGTCGCAGAGAACGTATCCGGCTGGGACGGCGTTAGCCGCGCCGGACCACAATATAATTGAGCCAGAAGGCACGCCAGCAACAGCAGCCACAGAAGTCGTCAAGGTGTTCAGCTGCGTCTGTATTGCGCTGGTCACACCATCGACATAATTTAATTCTGTCGTCGTGGCAGTTAGCCCGTCCAGAACCGCGACTTCAGCCGCGGTTACTGGGCCGACCAGTGTGTCAATTGCGTCAAGCGCTGCGTTTATTGTCGTACCCCAAGTGTCCTCTGACCCGCCGACTGTTGGCTTCGTCCAGCCTTGGTTCGTTGTGTTTGCCATCTATCAGTTTCCTCTTCGCACGGCGGTTGCTGCAACTATACACATTTTATTCGATTAATACTAGCCAGCCTCAGCTACCACAAGCGTCCCAGCCTCAACCTGCCGCAGTATCTCAGCGTAGTGGCGGTTGGCTGGGTCTAGGGGGACAGACATTTCAGTGCCGTCTATGGTGGCTTGGATTGAAATGTTGCTGCCGTTCATGTCAGTAGTGTACTGAGCCGCTGTGATGTTCATGTTATCCATGTCTATAGCTCCGCATCCGCTGTGACTGTATTGAGACTGCAATAACCTTGGCCAGTAGAAGATACCGTAAATCTAACGTATCCAGACTTAGCGGTTCTACCAGATATAGAAACTGCATTTACTTTTGATACATCGCCTCCAAGCTGAGAAGTCCAAGTGGGAGTTGCTCTCATTACAACTGGTAACGGGTAATCCTCGTACCAATCACCTGTTGCGGCGGCATGGAAACTACGAAGGAAATGATTGGCTGTATCGTCTTGATAATAATACCTCTGACACCTCTGAATCTCATCCGAGTAGCTGCGATGCTCGAATGGGGTGGCGGTGTCGCCTACTTCGAGTTGGACGCCTGTGATTTGAAAGTTGTTGGCGGTGTTGTCGGCAAAGTTTACCTGACCTGTTGCACTTGATGCGTCAGCTGCACTTCGCCAACTTGTATTAAGTGTGCCGCCCTGAACAGCGGAACCTGCTACCAACCACCATTGAATCTCAAAAGAGGAGGCGTTGTCGTTATCAAAAGCACCTGTTGTATCGGCAGGAAAAGTTAGCTCATACCGATTCCAGTTTGTATCGGCAACAGTGTAGCTTGCAGAAACATCTCGGTTGTTGTCGCGGTCATAAAATTCAACAACATAAGTCCCTGTCTTGTTTGTTTTAACGTAAAAAGACAGCGTAATCTGTTTCGCCTCAGAAGTGCCTTTTTTAATACTCTGCAAGTTTTGGCCTTCAATTTTTTGATACAGCTTTACCTCTTCGTTTGAAGCCGTAGAACCATCCGCTGTTGTAACAT